TTCCCTCTGCTTTATAAATGGTTTCTGCAGAAGATATCAAAGTACTTCCTGGAAGAGGAGTTGAATTTGATGAACTTGAGGTTAACTTATAAACTTTTGAACCCGTAGCAATTCTGACTGCAGGTGGTGAAGTTGTGTTGGGATCTCTTAAGAAGAATGATCCCGATACGAAACCATTAACATCCGTAATTAACCTTAAATCTTTCACATAAGCAATTGCACCACTGGTTTGGCCAACTAATCTCATACCAACAGTTAAATATCCAGAATATAATCCTTGTGCTTCTGAACATAAAGAATCAACATCAACATTTAAAACTTTTGATGAGGCACTATAAGTAGATGGAATATTTTCAGAAGTTAAATATGGATTAGTTGTAAATGTTACAGATGGATTATTAAAAGAACCCTCTTTATGATTTGAATTTGCAACTCTAAAACTAATTAGATTGGAACCATTAAATGATCCAACTACAGTCTCTCCAACTTGGAAAGCACTGCTAGCTCCATAATTTTGAAGAGTGGAATCATTTGCAATTTCAATGAGTTTTGGAACAAAGTCCACTCCACTATTTCCATCTAAAAATTGATAAATTCTCGTTAATGGTTTTAAATTAATTGCTGCAAATCCAGTGTTTCTGGATCTCATATAAAGCTCGGTTCCACTTGAAACTAGTCTATTTTCTGTTGTGGTAGATGATGTGGATCCAACAACTGCAAATGTTCCAGTTGCTCTCAACCAAACCCAATTTGTTTGATTGATAGAAACATCTTGGAGTTGAATTGTTCTTACCCAACTATCACTTGATGGATTTAATTTGACCGTGCCACTATATGAAATAACATTAAATGGATTTACATTTTCAACTTTTGTTGCGAATGTTTGTTCAATCCATCCAACAGAATTATACTTTAATGTAATGACATCACCTGTTTTTTGAACATTTGGATCTAATAGTTTAAAGTTACTATTTAAATCTAAATTTTCATCAGTAAAAGATTCGGCAGGTACTGGTTTTAAATTTATACTGTTAGTAGAGACTTTTGGACGCAATTCATCATTTTCAGTATCAACCTCAACCGTTGATAATTGTGTATTAATTAAATCTGTATTTTTAAAATCGTCAACAAAAAATCCAGTTTTAAATCTGTTTATTCCTTGTGCATCTTGTATTTGTAATGTTTGAGTATTGAGTTCAAGTAGTGAAAGAGAAGTTACTCTTTCTAGATTTTCAACTCTATCTTCAACTTTACCAATATCACGCATTGTGTATCTTCTATTATCCGCTAAAGATACTACTGCATCTTTAGGATTATAAAGATATGGTGGTAATGTAATGGTAGCAATTTCCATTACATCATCTGGTTTGTTAGGTGCCTTTGGATTTGTTGATGGTATTCCTTTTAAAACTTTAAATGCTCCAAGTTTATCCAAATATAATTTATCAATTCTTCCCAAATAAAAATCATATTCAATGAGAGCACTTTCATTTGGAGACATAATAATTTTTGGTTCTGATCCAAATGATCTTGAAGAAAAATCAAATGGAGAAGATGAAGAACTAGTGAAAACCGAAACTCTTGGTCTAAAATCTAAAGTATCTGAAGCTCTTACATTATTCTTTCCAATATTTGGAATATCGGAAGAAAATCTTTCCTTTTCGTAACTGTTTACCGTAAATACATCGCCAGTATCTCCAGAAGGGACGGAATAGTAGTCGAATATAATCAAAAGTTGTTTTGATGGGGCACTTTCTCCATTTCTTCTAACAATTTTTGAATAATCGTAATATTGATCTTTTTGATTTTTATCTAAAGTAAATTTACTTGTTATATCTCTATATTTTCCTAACGTAATAGATGAAATCACAGTCTTAATATTTGATTCTTCAAAAGTTACATTTTCTCCAGAGGAAAATCTATTGTTGTTTAGATATACAACTCCTAGAGTATTTGAAGATGGTTTTGATGCTATTCTTGCAACAGCATTACTAGTATTTCCTATAATATTCTCCCCTATAATTGCATTAGTATCGACATTTGCAATTGAACTAAAAGAAATTTGATCTAATACTGGAGCACTAGTATCTAAAGACTCGAATATTGCAAGAACTTTAACAACATCTGGGTAGTTAAGACTTATCTCTTCATCTTGAACTCGTAATCCATAATATTGGTTATAGGTTAATCCATCGTTAATTGAGGTATTAACTCCAACTCCAGATTGGGGATTTTGGGAAAGAGATACGGATATTGTCTTGGATCTGTTAAACTGTTTGAGTTTACTTTGTACTCCAGTTTTAACAAAAGTTGCATTAATCGAAGAAATTTGTTTATTCTGAATACTAGAAAATGTAACTTGACTAGAATTTGCACCTAGAGTAAATTTATCTGATGTTAAAGGTTCTACTGTGCCATCACTATAAAAAATAGAGTATCTTTCTTCATCAAAAGCTTCAAAACTAGCAGAAGTTGAATTAATACCAAGATTAAATTGTCCAGTATTTGCAGTTAAAGTATTTGAAGATGGGGTAAACGTAGTATTTGACTGTGCTGAAAATGTAATAGTAGAAGAACTTAAATTAGTTGAAGAAATATTTGAATCTGGTAATTGTGCATACAGGAATCCTTTCTGCTCATTTCTAATTTTAGGAACTCCAAGAGCGTAAGAACCTGTAAAAGTTAAACCTGCTCCTGGCAGAGAACCATCACAAACTCCGGTAACAGATGTAACTGCCCCCAAAGTCAATGAAGTTAATGATGGAGAAATCGCAATAACTCTATTATAAGTTTCTGTTGTTGATCCAGATTTTTGATATCTAATAATATTATCTGTTTTAATGCCACTAAAAGTCGCTGGCGATGATACTGTTGCTGTGCTAATTCCACCACTTCCTGGTGTTATTGTTATTACATCTGTCCTTAAAACTCTATCTAATTGTGTATCAGATACAAAAGCAGTAGTAAAACCGGAAACAGACGTTGGTTGATGTATAGACTTAATATCTTCAATTCCATAAACTTTAACTGATGCTATAGTTCTTGGATATAACTCCGTTCCATTAATTAAAATCTGTTCACCAACAGAAAATGTCCCTGATGTTTGTCTAACATTAATTACATTAGACCCGGCACCAGCAGAAACTACATAACCACTAGCACCACTACTTTTCCCTTTAATAAAAGAAGTTGCAGGAAGTTCAGAAGAGGATAATGATTGATTTAATCTAAGTTCTGTATAAGTTTGAATGTCATATAAGTATAAATCCCAATTGGTTGCAGCATTGCTATATGCAGCATCTGTAGGGTTAAATGTGTATACTCTTGCAGAACCAATAACAGACCCTGCTGCTGTTGTTGTGCTGCTTTTTCTAAGATTTTGTAAATATAAAACTTCTTTTTGTTTTGGTGCCCCGCTTACATTATTAATTCTCAATAAATTTCCCATTTCAAAAGGAATATTCGCTGAAGAAATAGTTTGTGTTGTTCTTGGTTTATCTACATCTATGATTTCTATACCTGTTTTTTCTATATCGTAACCCTTTACATATGCCTTTCCTGGGGAAAGTTTAACACACATTAAATCATCATTTGGGGTCTTATTTTCTTCCGTTTTTTCATTACTAAAAAATAGACCATCATTTCCTAGTCTATCATTTAAAGAATTATTTAATGAAAATTGGAAAGGCGTAACTACATAATCTCCAGATTCATCATATGTTCTTTGTGCAAGATAATCTCTAATTAAGGAATAACTGGATTTAATTTGTACTTTTTGAATTGCTCCGTTCTTAACTCTTAGAAGCTCTACAAAATCAGTATCATTTGTATCTGTTAAAAGTTTAGTGGTAAGAGTTAAAGAAATTTTAAATCTATCTGCACCTGGAGCGGCATAATTTGTAAATCCTTTTGCATTGTCAAAAAGGGCTGAATCATCTTTGGCAGTAATAATCTGTTCATTTACTCTTAGCCCTACCCTGTAAGATGGTGTATTGGTGTAATAGTCTAAAATGACAATTTGCTGAGGAACTCTGACAAATGTTCCTCTAGTAAAATATATACCTTCTCCTATGGATGCTGCAGAACCAGTTGCAGTTGAATCTGAGGAAATGGTTCGTGCAAAGGGGGTCCCAGATGTTATTGCTCCTACGGTTTCGGATGCAGATAGTTCTTCATTATCTTGAAATGGATTTATTTCAAAATTAGAGTCCGAATCAAGATATTTTACATAAAGAGTTGGATATACAACATCAGAATTTGTTATTGGCAACTGAACATATTGAACAATAGCAGTTACACCAGATACTTGCCCTGTAATTTTTTTACCGACAAAGTTTTTTAGATATGAAGTGATATCAACGTTATATTGTTGATAATTTAATTTAACTGCATAAAATTGATTATCGAAAGCAATATTTCCTGGGATCACCATTGATCCTTCTTTGAAAATATGACTTCCGAAAGATTCTATTTGATCTTGCAGTATAGATTGAAGCGTATTTAATTCACGAGCTTGAATTGCTCTTCCTGGATTGAATAAAACTTTATAATAATTTTTGTCTTTTGCGCCCCTATCTGCTTCAGAAAAATCATCAAAATATGGACTTACATTAAGATTAGTTTTTTGAGCCATGTTTTAAAATTCCAGGATAATTTTAACGTCTTCTTTTTGTCTAGAATTTCTTGTAACTGTTGGTCTGTTATCAATGTAAATTATATTACCAGACTTACTATTTATCTCTGGATTTGCAAGACCACTAGTAAATTCAACACCAAGATTTATAATTTTATTTGAAACTGTAATGGTGCTTGTATTCGTCACAGATCCATCAACACTTGCACTCCATCCTCCACCACCTTTAGAAATCTGTGATGTGGTATTAAGTCCAACTACACTTCCTGACGAATTAAAAAATGTTGTCATTCCTATGAAATCTGTATGACTTGATCCGCCACCGCCTCCATAGTATAAAGATCTATCTCTATAATATTTTAGAACTTTAGTTTCTGAATCATAGGATGCAACATATCCAAGGGATTTTTTACCATCGGTTTGTATTTGTTGAATTTTATCTCCAACCGTTGGTGTTCCACCAGTTAAATTAGTCAAAACTACAGAATAAACTGCAGAAAAATCGTTTTGAGTATATACTGTGGTGTTTATTCCTGTGGAGTCATAAACTGTAGGATTTTTTAAAATACCAACTTGAGCAAATTTAGTATCTACTGGAAAATCTTTAGTAGAATCATCAAATCTTGCATAGACTAATATTTTATCTGCTCCCAATTCTCTGTATAAATCAAATCCATGTCCCTTTGATGGGGGGATAATCGGAATCAATTCTGCAAAAGTGCTTATTCCAGAAGTGCTTGTTGTAAGCAAATCTACCATAGCATAGGTATAATTTTTTCCGCCAGATGTAACGACTACATCACTAATTTTAGTTGATGTATCGACAGTTACTGAGACAGTTCCACCAGAACCATCACCAACTAAATTGCATGATTTAGTTCCAGTTGCATATCCAAGTCCTTGATTTTGAATATAAACTTTTTTAATTTGATTTTCATTTAAATCGGAATTTCCATTTTCTCTAATTGCAATAATTTGAGAATCTGTAGAAGTGTCCCAATCATTTGGAAGCGTAATATATTCCGTAGAGTCAAATTTTATTACATCACTAGGAGAAACTGTATACAGATATTTCCATGTATAACCATCACTGAGTTTTGATGGTTCTAAGTCAGTAAAAGTGGGTTCTACTTGCGATGCATTTCCTGTTGTTTTAATTCCTGAAGAACCACTATCTATACAAATATAAACTCTATAGTCTGAATTTATTACGTAATAATTTGCATCATATAATCTAGCAGAATTTGTAATAGGTGATAAATTTATAATACTGTAATCTGGTCTATACATTTCATACTGTGTCCCAGAAGTCCAGTTAATACGTCTAACTACTCTTCTAATATTAGCACTGGTAATTTTTTTTCCAAATAAAATTGTTGATTCATAATGATTTAAATAATCTACATTATCTATTGGATTTGGTGGAGTAGTATTCCAATTACTATTTCTACCAAATCCAGAAGTTGTTGGATTAGATAAACCAACAAAAACATAATATGAATTTGAAGAATCATTAACAGAATCTACAAAATTAGACGCATTAAGTATTCTAAACTGATCTGTTACAATTGCAGACATTTGAATATTGTTTTTTCTATATTTATACTATATCAGAAAGTCTTTTTGATAGGTCCAATGTTTCTCAACCCATATCCCCTTCTTTGAATTGTTGGGAAAGTAGTTAAACCTGAATTAATTGTAAATCCAGAAACTGCAATTGAAACTGGTGACGATGATCTTGAAAAACCATATAGTCTTCCCCAAGAGAATTTACCAACTGAAGATCCAGTAGTTGCAATACCAACAATTGATGTTTGAGAATGAATATTGCACGTAATAATTCCCACAGAAGCATCGATTCCACTTATGTAATAAATGTTGTCTAAGAAAGTCGTTCCTACACCAACAATACTAAAGTTTGTATTAACAATTGAGGTAACTCCTTCACCAACTGAAGTATTAAAAATATAAATTGGATATCCAACAGAGAGACCAGAAACAGATTGTAAATTAAATCTAAGAGCAAGATCTGTGCCAATTCCTACAGTGGTTCCAATTCCAGTAATATTTCCAGATGTTCCTGCAATTCCTGTAATGGCGTTAATGTTTTCATATGTTGTGTCTGGAACTGGAACAAAAACCTGCGGAACATTTGTAGATGTATATCCAGAACCTGGATTTGTAATTGTAAAGGTGCTTAATGCCCCACCAGCACCTACAGAAACTGTTGCAGTTGCCGTTGTTCCAATACTGACCGATAAAGTTGTTCCAAAACCAACTACGGATGCTGGAGGATTGGAAATTTTTACATCGACTGATGACCCAGTATATCCACTACCTACATTATTTAAAACTAAAGATTGGATGGTTCCTGCCGTAGAAACGATTGCAGTTACGGCAGCTGATACTGGATCTGGAAGACCTGAAACAATCAATGCATCAAAATCAATTGACAAGTCTCCTTCATAATTGAATAAAGTTATATCATCTACGAATACTTCAGTGTCCGTTGTTGTTAGATTTCTAATAAGTTTAGCAGTTGGATAAATCTGAGGTTCTATTGCATCTCTTGCTTTAGAAACAACATAACCATCAATAATTTTATCTATTTTTTGTTTTGTCCAACTCAGTGGTTTTTCTGTTTGAGTATCTACCCCTTGAAGTGTATAAAGATTTGTTGTAATTGTATCTGATGATGAAATATCAGTAACTGTCCTTGAATTTTGTGTCGTTGTAATGCCTAGATAATTGTTATTACTGAAAACTTGAACTGTATCTCCTTGTTTGATAGTTTCATAGACATCAACTGATGTGCTATCTGCAGAACTACCTCTATAGAAGTAAATAGAAACTACATCTTCTGTTTTTGGAGCTTCAGTAAATGTAAATGATGTGCCTCCACTAAATTGATAGGCATCTCCAGGTTTCTGTAGAATACCATTTACAAAAATAACAAGTAATAAGTTAAAATCGATTAATTGCGAATCTGCATTTGAAGAGTTTCTTTCAAAACTTAACAATTGAGAATTATAATATAATGGGAATCTAGTTCTAGATCCATTTTGTAAATTTTTAATCGAATCAATATAATCTAATTCTCCAAACTGCCAAGCAGAGAATGAATCTGTAAAAGTATCTAAAACTGTCACTTCAAAATTAGAACTTGGTTGGGAAAGACCATACGCGGTTACAAGTCCAACAGGTTTAAACACATCACCACGCTTAAATCCATATCCATTTCTTACAATTTTAAAGTTTGTTACTTCAAATAAAGTCGATCCAATTCCAGTTGTTGAACTCGCACCAACCTCAACATTGAGTAGTAAACCAGTACCACAATCTGTAGTTGCACCAACTGCTAGTCTTGAAACGCCAGTAATAGAAAGATTACTATAAGTTGGTGGAGATATATTGATTGTTGGATTTGTATAGTTTGTTCCACCACCAACAATTATAAATGATAATGTTCCACCAGCACCAACTACTGTTGTAATTGTTGCTGCAGACCCAGTATGACCAG